GTAGATTGTGTCCAATCCTCCGAAAGACTGCTGTAAATCGCCGCCGGCTGACAGTGCCGTAGATACGACCTTTGTCAGAGCCGCACCTATACCGGCAGCCACTATCGCCTTTTTGATTGCGCTGCCGATCTTTATACCGCCGGCATCTCCGGAACCGCTGATCTCGTTCGTCAGGGCTTCCTTTATGCCTTTGGTTGTCGGGACCACTTGCACATAAGCGGTTGCTACATCTGGCATGTCTAGCCTCCCTTCTGTATGATTGCGTCCCTCGCTTTCCAGAAGTCTTCCGGAGTAGCGAAAGAATCGAGATTGTTCTTTTTCGGCCCGCTTGGTTTAGTAAGCAAGTCGATAAAAGAATCGGGTCGGTGGATTCCCCGCCGACCGTCTTTTGTGTTCTGCCACACCAGGAGACCGAGACGGTCCGCTATGTGTGCAAGAAATAGGATTTCATCAGGATACTTAGATCCTGTCATTTTCATCTTTATTCGACTGTTTCCCCTTAAGCCGGACGCCAGAATCGCCACCGTTTGAACCGGCAGCGATTCCATGTCGTATATCTGATAAGTTTCCGCCATGTCACAGATCAGGGCTTCCTCATCTGTGGCAAGCATTCCGGCAAGGGTTAGGAGTTTTTTGCGGGAGCGTTCTCCTGCATTACCTTGAGGATGTCTGCGAATTCCTTCGCCATCTGCTCGGTCGTAACCTGCTGCCCGTTTTTTGATTCCAGGTACTGGAGGAGAGCCTCCTCCTGGCTTTCACCGAGAATCTCCGTAAATAAATCAAAAAACTCGGTATAGTCGTTTTTGGCGACATGCGCGAGTCTTTTTACAAATCTGTAATTCTGCAGAAGAGTCTCATCTACAGAGAATTCAAAGCCTGTACTCGTTACCCCTTTTACCATTCAGCACCTCAGGACTGCTTTGTATATTCGTAGGAATAATTACCAGTGCTGTCAGGCAGTGCTGTGATCGTAATGTCGTATCCGGCGACATCGTTGTCTACATAGACAGTATCGCCTACAGCAGTAACTTTTCCCCTAGGGATTACGATTCTTTCGATCGCGCCGTTGACGATCATATCAAGAGCGTAAACCTTCTCAACAAGGTCTACAGCTTTGATCGTTGTAGTGATTCCATTAGCCAGTGTGCCGGTGACGTTGTCATCGCCATATGCCACCTTTCTTACATCAGGATTGAGATACTCGATGAGCTTCAGCTGGAATGTTTCTCCAAAGCTCGTCAGCGGTGTATGAACCGTATCTCCGCCCCATGCTTTGATTTCTTCGGTTTCTCTTGAGATAGTCTTGGTAACGCCATCAGAAGAAATATAACCGAGGTTTGTGAACGCTCCGCCCAGTGCAGTCGTTGCATCTGTCGGGAGTGTTGTGCCCGCCGGTGCTACACTCAGCGCACCGCCGACCGCAGGCTTACCCGCAGCCACGTTATTTACTAAAGACATTTATGCCTCCTTAATAGTGATAGATTTCAAAAACAGCCTGATATCTTGGCTGTCTCTGCTCGGGATCTGTAAAGTTAGATCCTCCGATCAAACGGATACCGCTTACCTCCCTCGCATTGTTCGGGAGGTCGAACATTACGTTCCTGACCTCCTCATCCAGCTCTGCCGCCTGGAAGAGTGACGGAGCGTAACTCTGGACCGCGATCACGGAAGCATAGAGCATGTCCGTGCGCTGGGTTCCTGTTCTTTCAATAACCACATACAAGCCCTGTCCCGGATTCTTGTGGTATGGGACATTGACATAAGCGTTTGCTGTCGTGAGCCTCGCGTTGAGATAGTCCAGTACTGTTTTCTCGATCATCGTTCACCTCACATATGCAGCGCTTTCAGCAGCGTATTGTTTTTGTAATTGTCTCTGATGGCCTTCTTAGACCCGGCGTAAACCCTGCCGACAGATCTCCGCTTACCTATCTGGACATTGCTTGAATATCCGGAACCGGCATTCTGCGCAATCCGTTCGCAAACTTCACCGACAGCGCCTTGAATCTCGGGAGACTTCAGCAGTGCCTGAATCCCTGCGCTGTTCAGTTTGATCTTTACGTCACTCATAGCGAACCACCCGGACCTTCTTATGCCATCTAAGCGGGATGTTCGCCTCGATGCCTTCAATCGGGAAGCCTACACACATGAATTTCTCGCCGAAGAACTCGACGCGCTGATCCTTCCATGTGTGCGTATCTCCTTTTGGGATGCCCAGAACATAAGCGATCTGTTTCCCGTTAAGGTCAAGGTCGGACAGCTCGTCATTTTCTGTCGGAGATCCTACAAGAACGTCATCGACATCTTCGTAGGTCTCAGCGTAAACCGGCTCCCCGAAGTCATCGAAAGAAACCAGATTCCTGTTATACAGCCGAACTGTCATTCCCTGGATCATATGCTTCTCCCATTGTGCGGGTCGAAGAAGTCGATCACACCGAAGCGCTGGCGCTTCAACCCGAGTCTCTTCAGATCCGACGGCAGAATAGCGTTTCCGATTCCTCCGCCAGGGATCGCATATGTTCCTGACCATGAATAACCAAGCCCTGCCTGGCTCTCCTGTGTCATCGGTTCGCCTGTGGTTGACTGGCGAAGGATTCGGATAACAGCCGAGACAGTCACTTCCATGACAACATTAGACGGGATCTCTCCGTCCGCGATCATCGCGTCCAGATCCTTCCCGGCAAGCTGCGCGCGGTATCTTAATTCATCCGAGATGATTGGGAGCAGAGCACTCGCTTTTTCTGTTTCGCTTTCTGTTAAAGGTCGGAACAGAGTAATGACATCGTCAACTGTTGCAAACGCTTCGCTCATTTCGATCACCCCTTCTTAACTGTTTTTTTCTTTTTTGGTTTCGGAGCCGGTTCCGTTTCGGCGCCCTGCTCTTTCTTTTCTTCAACCAGCTCCCAGTCACCGCCAACAGGGACGAGGACGGTTATGACCGCCCCCGTCTTTGTGTTTCGGTAAAAGAGCATCACTGAACTGTGACGCGCGCGAACCAGCTCGGAACAAGAATGCCCCAGCCGATGTATGCTTCAGCTCTGAGGTAGACCTGATTGTGTCCTTTCAGATCGCCTGCTGTTGCATCGTTGTCAGGGTTACCATACTCAATTACTTCGAGCGGGATGTTTTTAGCATATCCCCACTTGATAGCGGAGAAGTCACCGATGATGGCATGATCGCCTGCGCTTACAGTGTTACCGAAGGAAACAGTACCGTTGACATCAAGCTGCATCGCGCCGAGTGTGTTCGGCTGTCCGCCAAAACTGAATTCCGGATATTTACGAGCACCGTTCGCTGTCATAGCAGCCAGTGCGGAACGCATTGTCGGGGACATTGCGATACCATTAACAGCACCACCGGCAGCATCAATCTGCGCGATTGCTGCGTCAATGTTTGCATCAGCAGACGCTGCGACATATGTCGTTGTATTGGTTGTTACCAGGCTGTCGATGTTGTTTGTGCCGACTACGGCGGAAGCCGCACCTGTACGAGGGTTGAAGCCGTGGAAAGCAGCGATATCAAGACCACGTGCAAACTTGCGCGCAGCGCCCTCAGAGAAGGACCTGAGAACGTTCATTCTGTATTCTTCAGAACCCCACAGGAACTCATCGGAGACACGTGTGCCGTATTCGAATTTGATCGGGCGGATGGTCACCGGAGTGACTGTTGCTCCGCCGTTGGACTTAGCACCGTTTTCTGCGACGATGTCAGCTTCCTTATCGAGACTGAAAGTGAATTCCGTCATTCCATTGAACGGAATCGGAGAAGATGCAGACAGTTTAGCGAGTGAGGACTTGCCTCTTACCGCGTTGAACATATCTTCAACAACTGCTGCAGGGAGATTTGTTCCTCTTGTGATTACACTTGCCATGTTTTAGCTCCTTTTAATTTCTACTAGGCAGGCTGTTGGCGATATCACGCCACAGGCTGTCTTTGGTGTTTGAGTCGGTTTCAGTATTGCGAGTGAACCCGATCGAATGCTGAGCACCGGCAAGCTTCGACAGCCTGTCTGCGCTCTCGGTAATTGATTTCTCGTCGTCTCCCTGGATGAATTCGATCGCGTCATAGGGAAGATGCTTCTCGTTTGCGATCTTCGTCTTCAGCGAGGAGACTGTCAGGTTGTGGATCTGAGTTTCCTGCTCCTTGAATTTCTCATCATAGCCGGCATACTTTTCCATCTCTTTGGAGTGCGCTGTCTTTAAATCCGCAAGTGCCTGCTCATGAGTGGAGTTGAGTGCTTTCAGATCGTCGGGGCTTGTCCAGCCCTTGTACTCTTCGCGGATCTTCTTCTCTGCCCGTGCGAGCCTCTCGCTGATCGCTGAATCGAATTCTTCCTGTGTAGTGATTGCTTTGAAATCTGCCATGTTTTACTCTCCTTTGCCCATTTTTGCCGTCCGGTCGACGTTAATAAAAAGCCGGAGGAGATCCCCGACTTAATATCCTATCCGTTGCTTTCTTTTATCTTTGTTCACTGAACAAAGCCAATATGCGAACGCCACACTTTCAACCAGTGTGACGTCGACATCTGTATCTATTGACCTAAAGCCAAACGCGCCATTAGAACCGATCGGTCGTCTGGCGCAGTTGCTGACCGACTGTGTGAGTGACTTCTGCCCGTTGTGGCAGATGGTACCATCATCCACAGCCTGTCTGAATGTTGAGTATGCGTTCACCGCTTCCGCTGCAGTCGGAATCACGCTGGGCACCCTGGCTCCGTTGTCCTTCATCAGCTGGACAAACAGATCCGTTTTGCCCCTG